TTACCGTTTCTCTTAAGTGGAGAATGATGATTATGACTCCTAGAACCATCAAAAACACGACATCTACGATCAAAATAAGGAACTGAAGTGCCAGGAAAAGACCAACCACTATAGTCGTCCCATACATCTTTATCTAGGACAAAACAAGGAACATCCATGCTCAATATCTCTTGATATGCAATTCCTTGACTTTCGGTTTTGGTCAATAAAATACAGCATTTTGATTTTCTTGCCACCGATATTAATTCTTCTTCTGTGTATGATCCATAACCAAGAACAATAACCGAAAGTCCTAGTTCTTTCAGATAAGAAATTATACTTTCTGTTTCCAATTGTCTGTTTTTAACATACAACAACACATCCCATTTTTTTTTGTCTTCGGATGGACAAAATCGGTCTGTGTCTATTCCGACCGGCCAAATGTAAAGTTTTGTATTCCCTTCTTTTACACAATCAAAAGTACTATACAAATTTTTACACCATTCTGATGGAACAACACATTTATCAAATCTAGACCAAATCCAAGGCAGTTCATTGGGCAAAACACAAAGATTCGGACCAACAACAACACCCTTCCCCATTTTATTTAGGGGAGTACCCCAAGACTGTAAACAACCGTTTACATCTCCTATCTGATTATGAAGAACCTCTACATTACACATCTCCAATCCTTTTACAAGATTAGAGACAACTTTCCCAGGTCCATTGTTGTTTCCTGTCGTTGAATAAAAAAGTCCTACTTTCATATCACTCTCCACCCTTCACAATAGATGTCTTGCCAACGCTTAGGCACTGAAGGATCGGGACCAAACCAAACCGATGGTGCTACTACTATTCTTTTTTCTCCCAACCAAGCACCCCACCAACTAAAAGAACTGTTTGAAATAATTGCGGCATTACATCTCGTCATCAGGGCAAAGTCATAACCGAAATGTCTTTCTGAAAAAGGAGAAAACACAACATCAGCAAAATTGAGATTTGTTCTACACCACTCTATGTCATCAGATATTACAACAAATCTTTGACACATCGATGCTTCCATTGCTTGTTTTAAGTAGTCTACTGTTACTGGCGGATGGCAATTTCCCTCACAAGCAGTCACATAGTCACCTCTTCGCACATGAACGAAACATTCTATCTTGGAAGCATTCACAAATTCATCCGCAGTTTCTAAAAACTGCGACTTTATTTTGAGATGTTCTCTGAGATCTGATGCGCAATAATCGAAGTACTTGGGAGATTGAAAATATCCCCAAAAGTTTGTGTCGTCTGGAACATCAAATGCTTCTGGCACAAATACAGTCGCAAAACCACCAGGTTCTGCAAATGTTCTTCGGATATTCGAAAATTTTTGAGAATTATCGATTTCTCTAATGCCATCGAAAACTTTTGATAAAGTACAATTGTTATTATGAGGAATAAAAAAATCAAACCCCCGTCTCTTTGCTATTCCGTACACAGAAGCGTATTGAAAAAGTTGATTTCCAAATCTACCACAATTACCTATTCCGCTAAAAGTGAGCATCAATTCTCCTTAAAATGACTTCCAATAGTTTGGATTTTGAGAATACTCTTGCAAGGATTTGTTTGTCCAAAAACTATTTCGTTCACACATCTGAAAGAAAAATGGTTTTGGTGGAGCGATAACATTAAAGAGTTCTTGTGCCTTTGCCATAGCAACATCACAGTGTCCATTTCCATCAGGACTCACAAGATAGTCTAATATAGATTTTTCTACATATCTTCCATATTCTGAAGTCAAATACAAAATAGCATGTGCTGAAGTCATTCTTTTAATCTTAAACCAATTTCCTATTTTTTCTACACTAGTTTCTGCTTCTAGTACAGAAGATTTCGCACGATGAGTGGCCCAGGGCCACCAACTATAGCCGAGGTACAATGCGTCCGTATTTTCTGGTACTTCTATTAAATGAGAATAATCTGAAGTAAATTCTACATCGTCTTCTAGCACCAGCATTGGTTCAGTAAAATTATGTCCGTTTAGGACAGCCGAATGAGATCTTGCACAACCATCCACCGGATTCCATGTCTGTAATCCATCGAAAAAACTCCAATTTTCAAAAGACAATTTTTCCATCATTCTAGAGATATTCTCTCGTCTTTTTATAGAAGTTTTTAGAGAAATACAAACAGTCTTAACTTTACGAAGATCAATTTCCATATTCGTATCCAGATCCGGGGGTGCTTCCCCATAATTGGCGTGCGTAAACTTTTGCTGGACCGGTGTATTCGATCCCGCTGTAGTGCCTAGGTATAAAATAATAACTAGGGTAAACCGATATGTTTGAGTATTTAAACTTGTGTACTGTTTCTGTTAAAAAGACTGGCCCTACGGTTTTCCATGCGCTCTTTCCTCCCTCCCAAACTGAAGAAGGTGTTTTAGCATGTAACTCATTTACTAGTATTTTAATTAGAGTATTGTTTTTGGTTGCTCCGACATAGCCTGCGGCAATCAATCCTGACCGAACTATCTCATTCTCATAGCAAGAGAATGAATCGTTCTGAAGCAACCATTCGTCCAATGGATTGACGCAAACGGCATCAGCGTCTAAAAAGAATCCCCCAAACCTCTCAAGAATTTCCCAACGGGCAATATCACACTTGCCATTCCACTCGGGCATATAATTGTAGTGTTCTTGATTATACAACCCCTTTGGGAACTCGGATTTCAATCGACTTTCGTCCCAAAGGATATGTTCCCATGTGGGATGAGCATCTTTCCAAGTCTGTATTAGGTCTACGGGCGGTGGTTTGGGTCCAACCCAAAATTGGTGTATAATTTTTGGTATCATCTCTTATTAACCCCTTTTCGAATACAGAGCATCTCCCCACCCTTGGGGCGTGGGAGCAATTGCTTTTCTTTTGAATCCAAACTGTTCTAAGAACCTATCGAGATCTGGAATTTGAACACACCCTTCGTACAATTCTTCCCAGTTTACTTCTGTCACTATGTGGTCTATGTGTTCTAGAGTTTTTGTCGATCCTTTTAGTACTTCCAATTCATATCCCTGAACATCCATGTTTATAAAGTTAAACTCTTTACGATTCGAAACAGATTCCATATACGAATCAAGCGTTATTTGATCTACTTCAGTAGTTGACTCGAACTTAATGTGTGGATATTTTTCTAGATGTTTTTTTGGCTTTAACAAAGAAGAAGACTGCCCCTGATTTGCTGTTTCGCAAAACATGGTAGCAGTTCTTTTATCCGAACCCAAAGCCTTATTAACAAAAGTTAGGGAAGAATCCTCTTTCCATCTATCTTTCAATACAGAAAATGTAAACGGATGTGGTTCAAAAAGAACCACTTTTAGACCATATTGATTGTATTGCGGTACTTCTTCTCCAAAGTGTGCTCCTATGTGGAGCACACCTGTGATATTGTAACCAGCCTCTACTATTGATTTTAGGCTCATTAGCATGATATAAATCTCACTTTTAGTTGCGGGTTTACTGTCGTCTACCCTTGTCTTTACCTATGTGGTATTTAGGCTCCAAAGTCCAATCACGCTTCTCCGAGTGTGTAAGAATCTTTATCTGATTGATCTCGCACGCAGGAGCGGCTTTGGCCTCGTCCACAACCTTCACCAGCCCCCACTCCTGTAGGAGCAAGGCAATCTTGTTGCGGCGGGCAATATCTTCAGGAGCCAGATTTGTTGGCAATCCGTCAAGGGCAAACAGTTCCTTGAAATGGGTGATGTAGTATTTGCCCCGCTTGTGGAGGATGTGGCACGACTGCCACAGTTTCTTGTCCCTGTTCGAGCACACGCCCATGCGTGTGAGAGTCTCTTTCACCTTGAGAAAGTTGTCTGGGGACGGTAGGCTAATCTCTAGAAGGTCGCCCACTTCAATGTCTATGTACTTCTCTTCTCTTTCGCTCATATAAAACCTCATTCTAATATTTAGATTTCCTTATTCTTATGTAGGAAATGAGGTTTTTCAGTAAATAAAAGAATACCCCGAGGGGGATCGGGGCTGGGGATTACCTTATTGCTGCTGTGTTTTCTCGTATTCATCCACTATCCGTTGCCCGTCTTGGGGCTTCAGAATGCGGATGTACTCGTCGGCTTTTCGCCGTGAAACCCCGTAAAACCATGCCACAGCCTCCCGCAGCGGGGATTCCTCCCGCTTCTGCCACGGGGAGAACCGCCTCCGCTTCCGTACGGCATGGAACAGGTAGTCGTAGTGCTGCTTGCGATCTGTGACCCTCCGCAGATTCAGTTCGTTCGCATGTAGCACCGTGTCCATAAAGTTAGAAAAGCATCGGGAAACGATATAGGGAACATAGACCCGCTCGTTCTCCCTGTTTATCAGGGGTTCTTTGCCTGTGTTTATGGAATTAAGGATCTCTCCCAGTTTCATTTGAACTCGCACTCCATCATCAGGTGGACCAGGAATGCCGTGAGATTGATTTCAGGATCGGCAACCCGTGTGGCCTTGTCTTGATAATCATTGATAATGAGAACAGCCTGCGGAATGGACTCGGGTTTGAAATAGGTGTACAGACTGTCGTACATCTGTCGGAAGATCCGTGTCTGGTCATTCTCCGCATGGTGAACCACCCACTTACGGACCTCGTTAAAGTTCTTCTCTTTCATGTGTCCCACAAGTTCCTTGGTAGGGATCTCGCCCATTCCCTGTAGAATGCCCACATCAATCTCACCACCAACAGAATACCGCTGTAACTCGTTCAGGGTCTTTCGGAAATCAGGGAAGTGCCGCATGATGAGTTCGGCAACCACCTTCTCGTCAAACTTCACTCCCTCTTGACCGAGAATCCACCGCACCCGTTCCATGAACTCTGAAGCCAAACGGGGCTTTTCCTTCTGTGGAATGGAAAACTCCACGGTTGTACACCGTGAGTGTAGGGGCTCGATGATTCGGTTCTTGAAATTACAGGTAAGGATGAATCGGCAGTTCGCAGCAAACTCCTCGATGAATCCACGAAGAGCAGGTTGTGTGGACTGTGAGTTAGAGTAGTCAAACTCGTCCAGAATCACCACCTTACGCCCACCACCAAGGGAAACAGTGGACGCAAAGTTCCGAATACGGGTACGAAGTGTATCAATATTCCCGTCTTCAGAGCAGTTGATTAGGATGTAGTCACACCCCAACTCATCACACAGAGCCTTGGCAATGGTTGTCTTTCCTGTTCCTGCCGTACCGGACAGGAGGAGGTTTTGAACCTCCCCCTTGTCCACCATGTCTTGAAATGTCGTTTTGATGCCCGTGGGCAACACGCAATCCTGTACCCGCTTGGGTCGATACTTTTCAACCCACAGCAGATTTTGGAGATACGAAGGGGTCATTTATCACTCCTGTTCGTCTTCGTCCGTCTTGTAATCCATAGCCACGAAATAGGTAAGGTCTTCGGTCTTGTGGCTGAAGCGTGAAACAATCTTCTCACTAATTTCCAAGGTGTAATCACCAGGGATCAACTTGATGGTTTCCACCTTGAAAGACACATTGAACGGTTCCTCGTAACTCGCAGGGAGTTCCACCGAATACTCGTTGCTTGACGGCTCGTTCTTATCGAAAAGAACTGCCAGTGCCTTGCCTTCGCCATTGGACTTCAAGCGGAGACTGGGCAACTGCATGACTGCGGAAGCCTTCAGGAGTTCTCCCAATCGCTGTCCGCTGATCTCTACGGTTGCCGCTATATCAGGCATGGAGAGTTTCTTGGTGACAGGCTGAACAATAGCAGGATCAGAGTACCAGTATTTTACCTTGGCTCCGCTGCCGCCACCAATCACCAGATAGTCCTCACTGAATGCCAGTTCAGGATTCTGTAGCAGGGAAATGGTAGACAGGAAACGATTCAGATCAAAGATCCGAACATCGTTGTCGAATGTTTCATCCACCGTGGCCTCGGCCATGATGTTCTTGGTGGGCGAAAGCGTAACAATCTTGTTGCCCGCACTGATACAAATGTTTGGATTGATGGACGCAAAGTTCTTCAAGATCTCGTGCGTCTTCTTGGACAGAATCATGCTTTTAGATTTCACTTTGGTAGTCATATTTTATCTCCTGTTTCGGTCAACGTCATCATCAAGAATATCGTCAATATCTTCATAGTTTCCAGAGGCAATCACATCTTTGATCTTGTTGTCGAACCCGTGTCGGTTCCTCTTTTTATTAGCGTGCTTCGCAGCACGGCGTGCGTCACGGTCATCATCAAAATCATTTCTCCGTCTGTCTTTGCTCATCTTACATCCGTATCCTTTCTTCAAAATTCCCCTATACATTCCATTAGATTCTTGAGCCTGTGTTCCATGAAGTAGTTCAGGAGTCCACTTCGGGAGACACCGATGGGCTCTTCCCAAGTATTTATGACCCGCTCCTCCACTTCAGGGGGAATCTGGCTCAAATCTATCAGAGTTCTATTTCTTTCCCAGTTCTTCCGAACGCTCTCATCAAAGAAAAGATTGTCGGAACCAAGGGATTCTTGGAGTTCTTTCATGCGCTTGGCCGTCACGGGCTTCTGCCGCTTGCCTTCAGTCGCAAGCACATCGTCATCAGAAAGAATGTTGGGAATCCCGTCGCCCGAGTCCCCACGAATAATGTGTTCGGTCAGCGTGCCTTGTGGGTCATCACAGCGAACCATTTTCTTTGCCATAGGCGAATACTGGGCAACCCCTTCGTACTTGTGGAGTTGGAAAAAGTCCTTGTCTGAAGATACGATAAGAATCGGTTCGTTCCCATGAAACCGTTTGACCAGCACACCAATAATGTCATCGGCTTCACACCCACGCACTTTCATCTGCTTGTAGGGGAAGTGGTCACGCACCTCCTCACGGATCTTGTTCAGGGCACCAAACACCCGCTCCCACTTGTCCTCGTCGCCTTCACGATCCTTTTTGCGATTGGCCTTGTACAGGGGAAATACACCCTTGCGCCAGCAGTCACCAGAGTCTTGGCAAAGAACCAGTTCTCCGTACTTGCCACGAAACTTGGTGCGATAGTGCCGATAGGTGTTCAGGGCAATGTGGCGAACAATGCTCTCGTCCAGTGTACTCACATCACGAATCTGCGTGAAAATGGACGACAGTAGAAGTTGTGTATTGTCTATAAGAATCATCGTGCGACTCGTCTTGCCCACACCAGAACCGTGCTGGAATTAATTCGTCCATTAGGCTTGGACGGCTTGGTCTTGATCTCCACAAATCGTGGTTCTACCTGGGCAAATCCCGCATTGGCAAACTTTGCTAATACCTCTTCAGGCTTTCGCATACGCTTGGACAGGGAATGATCCTCGTCCCAACCTGTAAGGGTAGAACCCTTGATGGAGAATCCCTCGGTTCCCTTGGACTTGTAATAAGTAAGAACACGGGACTTGGTGTTGTATGCCACAAACATTGTTGCCCCAAGTATATCCTTCGGAGGAACAGAAGTCAAACCCAAAGGTTCGTCTTTGGCCTGAAACTTTAGATTCTTTACGATCTTTTCAGGATCTACGGGCTTCTTTTTACGAACTTTTTTGGGATACTGGTGGTCAATGTAAGAAACCGTATCCTCATGGGAATCCGTGGCAAACTTGTAATAACGAGCCAGTTTAGGTTTTGTGAGATAGGAATAGCCCTCCCGCTGTGGGGAGTCAGGATCTTCCACGGCAGTCTGTAGTTCCGCACGTAGGCGGGCGAGCGTCTCCAGAACCTCTTCGGCAATACGCTTGGGTGCCCGAATAGCCTTCAG